CAGCTTGTTGATGTTGGCTCTGTGCGAGTCAGTAGCGAACAAAACGCCGTTGGCAGTGAATCGCTTTTGCGTCCCGCTAGGGATGGCGACCAACACGTCACAAGCATCCGCCGCTGTTTCTACTGCGTCCCAATCAATCTTAGCTACAGGCACTGACAATCCAAACGTGGTGTCTGTCAGGTAATTAGCCGCACATAGAGCGGGGTTGTCTGTCCACTGTTGATAGGTTGCATTCGTTGGGTTTGCGCCTGCTGATGTATCGAGGCGAGGGTCATAGATGTCCTTCTTACCCTTTACCAGCGCCTTGATGTCTCGTGGCGTCAGTCTGTCCCATAGTTCCTGAGAACCGTCTGTTCTGACCCACTGAGTTGTGATGCAAGATATGTTGGGCGTGGTGTGCGATGTAGTCCAAACCGATGGGAATGCGCCTCTAAGCAATGACGCAGCAGCTTGGTTTGATGCCCCTGTCTGTCGTTCAATCTGGCATATCGTGTCGCTGTCAATCGGGCCAAACGTCCCAGCGGTAACTCTGGATTGGAAGTCAATCTGCGCGTCTAGGATCTTCTCGTTGTCGAAGTAGACATCCGTGATGTCTTCAACCTCATGCCCAGTGAGAGCGATGGAGTGATATAGCTCGCGGTTATCCGTTCCTGCCACGCCCACAAAGAAGATCGGGCCAGATACCAAGGCTTCGCCATAGACCATCTTCTGAGGTTCAATCGTACCCCTAACCGTCTGCTGTCTGGATCTGTCTGTGTCGGTCTGCGGTAGGGATATATCCATCAACCCCCGAAACGCAGATGCGGAACTAGCAATGACGGCAGCACCAACCGCCACAGCAACAACGCCGCTCGCAGCACCAAGCGTCACGACTGTACCGACAACCTCGGCGGCAACCATTGCTCCATAAGCGATCTTGGCTAATACGGGGACTACCTGTGGCACTTAGACGCTCCATCCTGAGACAAGATAACGGTCGGGTATCTGTGCGAACCCTTTGCTTGTTAAGCAGACCACCTTGTCTCTCAATTTAATTCCACAAACCTGACCGACAATCGGCGCGGCAACGATACATGGGTCGCCATCCTTCAATTCGTCGCTCGGTTCGCCCAATATGCTGCCGATGAAATCGACAAGCTCTCCCTCTCTCCCCACCAGTAATTCAGCCTGCGCTTCTGACTCATACTGGAACCCAGTAGAGTAGTCTTTACCTGTTAGCTCTTTAACCACAAACGCGATGAACTGACAGCAGTCGGCATCGCCATATTTGAAATCGCGCTTTTGCCACTTGTTTAGTGCGGCATGGACTCTCATCAGCCCCTCGGATTTACGTTGATGTTGTCGTATATATTCGGGTTGGCAGGCCCACCCGCAACAGCATCAGAGTTTGGATCACCCCACCGAATCTTCGCCCCTTCAATGTCAGCCATGAACTCAAAACCCAGAGAACCAGCAGAGTCGGATTGCAACTGCGCGTCGGTGTACTTTAGGTTTGAGGCTTTATCAAAACGCGCAAGCTCAGACTCAGCAGTCAGGACAATCGTGTCCCCATCAGCCGCGCCGACACTTAGCTGCATCTGATCCATCGCGCCTTCCCAAACGATAGTCGGGTCGGCAATCAGCACATCATTTGCGTTCAGGACTCCGAGATAAACCGTGACAGGCTGAAGGTAATAGTCTTCAGTAAGCGCAGCGCCTGAGATCGTTGCGTCTAATCCAGAGAGTGAGAGCGTGATCTTATACGGGCTGATCTGTGCGCCCTCTTCAAGCTGGCTGATCTCGCCAAGGTCGCCAGTACCAAGCCAATCGTTCCCGCCCCATGTGTATGTGCCGATGGAGTTGTGCAAGTACAACGTCCCAGATGGGAACTCCAACTTGGCAAACGTGACGAGCGCGACGTGATCTGACGATAGCGCCGTTAGAACCGCTGATGGGAAACCGCGACTCATGCTAAAACATCCTCGACAGCGTCAATCCTGAAGTTTGACGATATATCTGTCTGCGTCTCCCATGACGCTGGGCCTGCGAGCATAAACACCCCAGAGACGGGCGTGAGGTAGTCCACAACAGTATTGTCCGCTGGGGTCTTCCTGATAGGCGGGGCAATCGACAAGGTGACGTTACCTGATACGTCTGAATTAGCATCGACCACAACCATGTGCAGTTCGTTGTTAAACGAGATGTAATCTCCCGCTCTCAGATAGTTGTTTACGTTAGCCGTAGCACCATCGCACACCAGTGCGGTTCCTGATTGACTCGCGCCGTTGATTGACAGTGTGCCACCACCCGCTCCCCTTCGGGTGTAGGAATGGTCGTGCAGTGTGAATCTGTGCTGCTGACCGTTTAGCTTAACCAAGAAAGCCTGCATCTCTTGGCGATCATCACCCTTGAGATTGGAGAACTGCAAACTGGCTTTCCACAATGAACCTTTGCGCGATGACGTTTGCACAGCGTTAGTCAGTGGTGATTGAAACGTGCGCGTGTTGGCTACTAGCTCGAACGTATTCGTGGTGGGGGTGATGCTAGGGAATGCAAATGTGGTCATACGAACCGTCTCCTACGCATCAAATCTTGGATCGTCATTATAGTCTGCTGCGATGTCTGAGCCATAGCAGATTTGATCTTCTGATCTACATCAGCACCAGATCCGCGAGCGTCCACGTTGTTGATCACGGTCACGCCCCCGCCCATCTTCTTGTTGGGTACGATAGAGCCAGACTGATTGGGCACGAACATCTCAGGCCCACGCTCTCCCACCATGTATGGACTGCCAGCTTGTACTGGGCCACCGATAGCTCTAGCTGTTGGGGTTGCAACTCCTCCACCACCGCCACCGCTTACCGCTTTTTTAACGCCGAACAATGCACTGGCTATACCACCAGTCAGCTTGTCGATGATGAAAAACTGGATTAATTGGCTGATCATGTTTGCGATCATTGCCTTGAATGCGTCCTTGAGATTGCCAGTACCCATGACTGCGTTGGTTAGCGCGTCAGAGAATCCGGTCAAAGCGCCTTGGGTTATCTCCTCCATCTTCAGCCCGACTTGATCTTGTGCAGAGTTGAACTTCTTCAACCCTTCTCGTGCGCCAGCTAACGCTCTGTCAAGCGTACTAACTGCGTCGATCTCTTTCTTCAATGGGCTATCGCCATCAGCGCCAATGTCGCTTGTCAGCTCTTCCTGTAAGACTTTGAACTTGTCAAGAATGCCCTGAAGCTCGGGAGGGATGGTCACTTTGCCAAAAGGCACAAACTCGCTTGAATCAGCCCCAAGCGCAGCCATAGCTGCTTTTAGCTCGGCTATTCTTTTCAGATCACTTTGATGCCGCCGGTCAATCGTTCGATCTGTGCCTTGATCTGTGCCAAATCTTGCCTCGCCATCATCCAAATTATCAGTCAAGGCTATATATTTCTTTGTCCTTGCCTCTAGCCTCTCAAGCTCTTCTTCCATGCCAGCGTAAATGCTGACATCCCCTACACCAGCCGCTCTTTGAAAGTCATGGATAACCCTGCGGACATCGTTTATCTTTTCGATGATTCCGTTGGTCATCTCGGCTGCGCCCTCGACAATGGCGATGAATCCGCCAATCATGCTCCCAACCATTTGACTCGCTAGGGCTTTGAATCCGCCAGCAGCGTCGGCAGATTCGACAATCATCTCTTTCAGAACCGTCACGATCTTTTCTAAGACGGGAGCGAATGCCGCAGTGAATTGATCTATCACCCCACCGACTATTGCTTTGAGACGAGTGATTGCGTCCTTTGTATCTTCAACACCCTTGGCTGCGTCCGTAGACATCACAGCACCAAGGGCTTCAGCCTCGCTGAACATCTCACGCAACCCAGCAGCGCCAGCATCGAGGGTTTGAATTAAAGCCACACCCTCACTATCAAACAGCTTCATGGCTAGCCTGACTTTTTCTGCAGGGTCTTCTTGAGCCGCAAACGCATCAGCCAGCTTAATCATCTGCTCGTCTAGGTCTAAACGGAGAAGGTCGTTGGCATTCAGGCCAAGCTCGCGGATAGCGTCCTTCGCCTCACCTGTACCACGGGCAGCTTCAGCAGTTCTTCGGGTGAACCGCTGCATCGCCATATTCAGGGTTTCAGTTGACACCCCACTGATGTCCGCAGCGAAGTGCAAACGACTCAGCGCCTCAGTGGTTGTACCAATACGAGTCGCAGTCTTCGCCAGAGCGTCTGTGGCGTCCAGAGAGCGCGATATGAGCAAGCCTATACCAGCGGCACCAGCCACGCCGACGAAGGCTGTCTTGAGGTTCAGGGCAGCACCAGCGACTGTTTTTAGACCCTTAGTGATACCAGAGAAAGCACGCTTGGTTTTATCAATCGCCTTTATCTGAATCAGGACATCTTTATTCGCCATCGTCTTTCTCGCCCATTATCTTGTAGTAGGCGAGCCATTCGTTGAACTCTGACAACGACATCTGCTCGGCCTCTGCGATGCTCATGTGTAACCGATCAGCCAAAGCAACTAGGTTGAACCTCAACTGATCGGACTTTAGTTTTTTTCCTGATCCTCGACGGATTCGATCTCGGCGAACATCTGCTCGGCAATGCCGGAGATGACGCTGGTTTCTTCACCCATCAGATCCATGCGGTCTTCTGCCGCAGTGAATAACCTCTCCCCACCCTCGTCACTGGCTTTCATCACAATCAGGTCGATCATTGCCGAAATGGTCGTGTTCTCCATGAACTTGGGGTGCTTCTTCTGAAGCTGGCTGATGTCGTAACAAGTAATCGGGAAGCAGTACATGGCAAAGGGCTGTCCATCTGGATCAGCCCATGCCGCGACCTCGATCTTTCGAGCATTCAATTTTCTTCTGTTTCGTAAATCTTTAGCTAAACCCATTGTGGGATTCCTTTATGCAGTGGCTTCGGTAACCGCTCCCGATACTTGCAGAGCGAAACTGCCTTCAACCATACCATCAAACGAGGCAGTCAATGACTTGCTCGTTAGGATTCCACCACCACTGTAATACTTCTCACCAGTGCCGGTTCCTGTTGGGTACAGTTCCCAATCGAGTGCTGCGCCAGAATCCATTACCAGTTGGACTGCGTCAGCATCGTCCCAGTAAACGTCCATAGAGAGCGTGGCAGAAGTGAGAGATGACAAATATGTGCGAGCGGTATCGCCCATCACACTGTCTTCGATTGTGTCTGCCGTTTCATCCAATGTGAAGCTGCGGACTTCACCCATAGCAGCGACACTGCCGCCACTTACCGCCAATTTGACTACGCCGCTTGAGCCTTTAGTCGTTGC